CTCACAAATAAGACACTTACAACTCCTACAATAAACTCACCTAAGATTGGTACAGAGATACAAGATGCAAACGGTAATGAACTTGTTGAGATAACTGCAACAGGAAGTGCAGTAAATCATTTCAAAGTTACAAATGCCGCGACAGGTAATAATGTTACATTAGAAGCAACAGGTTCAGATACTAATGTTGGATTTAATGTGACAAGTAAAGGTACAGGACTTGTTACAGTAACAACAGGAGTTGCCTTTTCACATGTAGAACAAGATGCAAACGGTGCAGTATCTCTTGTTAAGACAACAACAGTATTCAATAAAGGTTCTGCTCTTGCCGCAACACTTGCAGACGGAACAGTCATAGGACAACTAAAAATACTTACAAACAAAGGTGTAGGTGTGGCAACAACAACTCCTTCAAACTTTGGTGCGGGAACATCAATCGCAATAGCACAACACAAGACTGCAACATTATTGTGGGACGGAACTAACTGGCAAATACAATCAACTTATGGTGGAACGGTAGCATAAAATGGCAATAATAACACAAACATTAAAAACAGAAACTATAAAGTTAATCAAAGAGAACTTTGATAGTTCAGCAAACCATTATTTTATTGGTATCGGTAGGTCAGATGAATGGAACTCAACTGACACTGCACCATCTGCAGAAAATCATGCTGTTGAAGGAAGACTGTTTAGAAACTCACTTCAGTCTGTAAAGAAAGTTGCAGATATGACATTTGTTGTGCCACGTCATAACTGGAGTTCAGGAACAATATATTCACCATACAACGACAAGCAAGTTGGATATCCTACACAATCTTATTATGTTATGAATGACGAGAACCAAGTGTATATTTGTATACAACAATCAAAAGACACATCAGGTAATGCTCAGACTTCTACTATTAAACCTTCAGGGGAACTTGGTGGTAATACATTTACAACAAGTGATGGATATGCTTGGAAGTTTTTATATTCAATATCTGCTTCAAGTGCGAGTAAATTCGTTGCCGCAAACTTCCTGCCCGTGAAGAAGCAAGGTGCTACGGATGGAAGTTCTCCTGCTTCAGATGTTGAACAACTTGCCGTTCAGAATGCCGCAATCGCAGGACAGATAGTTGGATATGCTGTAGACTCAGGTGGATTGGGATATGGTTCTGCACCTACCTTATCTGTTGTCGGTGATGGTGGTGGTGCAAAAGCAATCGCAACCATAAGTGGTGGTGCTGTTGTGAAAGTTGAAGTTCATGATAGTGCGGGAGGATTTCCTTTAGGTTCAGGATACAGCAATGCATCTATAGACCAATCAGGAGGTTCGCCGAGTATACCTGCAAAAATAAGACCTATTATAGGACCAAAGGGTGGTCTTGGAGCAGACCCAAGAGAAGACCTTCGTTCAGATGGAGTTATGTTTGCAGTAAAACCAGACGGAGCAGAAGGTAGTGGAGACTTTATCGTAGGAAATGATTTCCGTCAAGTAGGTCTATTAAGAAATATAACAGGCGATAGTGACAACGGAACAGCATTTACAGATGCTACAGGAAACTGCTTGAAGAAATTAGTTCTTACTTCTAAGGTAAATAGTTTCTCAGTAGATGAGACTGTTTCAGGCGGTACTTCTGGAGCAAAGTGTATCGTTGATAAGATATCAACAAATGGTCTAGAACTATTCTTCCACCAAAATGATGAAACAGGATACAAAACATTTGGAAATGCTGAGACAGTGACAGGTGGGACAAGTGGTGCTACTGGAGCAACTCACGGAAGTGCCCCTGTCGTAAGTCCAGAGGTAGCAACCATCACTGGAGACTTGTTATATATAGATAACAGGGCGGCAGTAACTCGTTCAGCAGACCAAACAGAAGACATTAAAATAGTAATACAACTTTAGGATAATAATCGCATGACAAACACATTTACATCAAGTGTCTTTTCGTCCACCTACAAAGATGACTTTCTTGATAGTGACAACTATCATCGCATATTATTCAATAGCGGTAGGGCACTACAGGCACGAGAACTCACTCAAATGCAAACAATCATCCAAGAGGAGATTGCAAGATTTGGTCGTAATATATTCAGAGATGGTGCCGCAGTAAATCCGGGTGGTCCTTCTATCAATAACGAATATGAGTTTGTCAAGTTAGATACGACAGATGCCGTAAATGCACTTCCTACAGACCTAACAACAATCGTGGGTGTTGAACTCACGGGTGGAACGTCTACTGTCAAGGCACGAGTTCTTGAAGCAGTAAATGCTTCTGGTTCTGACCCTGCAACAATATATGTCCAATACACAAATACTTCAGGTGGTTCAGTAGGAACAACTCCTGTTCGTTTCAATCCAACCGAAACACTTACAGGTGGTGGGTTCACACTTAAAGTTCAAACAACAGATACTGTTTCTGACCCTGCTACAGGACTTGGTGCTAAAATACATAACGATGGAGGAGACTTTTTTGTAAGAGGACACTTCGTATTTGTAAACCCACAAGGACTTATACTTTCTAAGTATTCAAATAATCCTACTAAGACTATTGGTTTCAAAATAACAGAAGATATTGTTACTGCAACAGATGATGATGCATTGTATGACAATCAGGGTACAACACCTAATGTGACAAGTCCAGGTGCAGACAGGTATCGTATAAAACTTGTTTTAACAACACAAGATGCTATTGCATCAGACGAGAACTTTGTATTCTATTGTCAAGTAACAGACGGAGAAATTGTTGACCAAGTATCAGGTACAGATGATTACAACAAAATCAATGACCTTCTTGCAGAAAGAACAAAAGAAGAATCAGGAAACTATTTTGCAGAGAGATTTAAAGCAGACTTAGCAGATAGTGGTTCAAACCATATTCTTGGTGTATCAAGAGGTATCGCATATGTAAACGGATATCGTGCAGAGAGTCAAGTACCTGTATCTTTAACAATACCAAAACCAAGAACAACTACTACAATCAATAACGATGTAGCACCTATCTCATATGGTTCATACTTTATATGTTCTACACTCAAAGGTAGTTTAAATGTATCTGCATTTGCTTCTGTGAACTTATCTACATCTACAACTAACCCAAGTGGTAGTGTTATTGGTACTGCGAAAGTAAGATATGTAGAAAAAGACGGAAGTAATCACAGAGTATATCTCTTTGATATTAAAATGAATAGTGGTCAAGCATTAAGAAATGTTAAGACAGTTGGTACGGGTTCTGCAGATGTTGGTATTATTGCTTTAGAAAATAGTAAAGCAGTTCTCAAAGAGTCAAGCAAAACAAATCTTGTATATCCTTTGACACAAACTCGTCCTTCAAATATTACTGATGTATCTTTTGAGGTACAAAGGATTAAGACAGGTACATCATCAGGTACAGGTACACTTACAATAGCAGGACTTGGTTCAGGTGAGACATATACTAATACAGGTCAAGTGATTGCAACTGTTGATTCTTCAGGTGCTGTTGTTACTCCTTCAAGTATAACAGGTGGTTCTTCACTTGTGTTTGCAGGATTACCTACATCAAGTGCGATGACCTTCTATACAAAGGTAAACAAATCAACACCAAGTGTAAGACAGAAAACACTCAGTGCTACTTTATTACATAGTGGCGCTGTTGAAGACGATGGGACAGGAGTAAAGTTTGTAGACTTACATGCAACAGATTTATATAAAGTAATTGCAGTATACAACTCTGATAGTGCAGACCTTTCTGCTAGATTTAGTGTTGACAATGGTCAACGCGCAAGTCATTATGCTAATGCTCGTTTGGTTGTTCAAGATGGTGCAACTCCACCTTCAGGAGATGTATTTGTAAAGTATCAACACTGGACACATGGTGCAGGAGACTTCTTCTCAGTCAACTCTTATGATGGTCTTGCATCGGGTGTTGATTATGAAAATATTCCAAATTATAGTATTAACTCAAGAAATTCAGTAAGTCTCAGAGATGTTATTGACTTCCGTTCTTCAGTAGACTCTGCAGGAGCATTCACAGGTGCAGGGGCGGCATTAAACGAGATACCAACTAATGGCGATACTTTCCAAGGTGACATAACATACTACTTACCAAGAAAAGATAAAGTCGTTATCACCACAGATGGTACAATCAAAAATATTCAAGGTGAACCCGGATTTCAATCACAGATACCTGCAACACCAGAAAATACTCTTGGTTTATTTAACTTATCACATAATGGATATGGACTACACGATAGTGATACTGTTGTAAGACCTCTAGAGGCAAAACGATTTACAATGAGAGATATCTCTAAGTTAGAGAAACGTATTGACAAACTTGAAGAAGTTACATCATTATCTCTCTTAGAGGTTGACACAAATGCAATGCTTGTATTAGACTCTGCAGGTAATCCTCGTAGTAAGTCAGGTTTCTTTGTAGATAACTTTAAAGATAGAACATTCGTAGATGTGCAAAACACAGAACATCGTGCAGGGATTGACCCAACACTTGGATTTATGTCACCACAACAGACTTCAGATAATATCAAACTGAAGTATGACTCAGACTTATCTACTAACACTATACTCAAAGGTGATACTGTTTATATCAAACACACAAGTACTCCTACGATAGAACAAGTCAAAGTTTCTGGTACAGAAAATGTAAATCCCTTTGCTGTTATTACAGGAATAGGTACTCTCACACTTTCACCTTCTTCAGATGAATGGCAAAACGAGACTGTCCCTGTTCTCCCTGTAATCAATACGAATGCAAACATGCCTATAGCAATAGATGGAAGTTTCACCTTTGGTATGAACGGAGGCATGAATTGGTCGTCAAACAACTTCATTCCTTTGACAGGATATGGACCTATTGTTCGCAACTATTTCAATGGTTACAATGGTACTCAAGTATGGAACTCATTAGGTACAGATGCCTATGGTGCATCTCATAATGGTCAGACAGGTAATCTTAATGGTAGACCTAATAGTACTGCGGGTGTTCATGGTAGATTTAATACTGCTAAAAATCCAGATACTCTTACTGATGATTTTAGTCGAGAAATCACCAATAGTTTTAATACTATAAAAGAAGTTATTGGAGAAAGAGTAGTATCACTAACATTCATTCCTTTTATCCGCGCACGTAAAATATTCTTTAGAGCAGAAGGTCTAATACCTAACACAAGGTATTTCCCATTCTTCGATGGAGTTGTTATGGATAACTTCGTAAGAGAAGAAACCTTTGCTAGGTTCTCTACTACTACAAGTGGTGGTGTTGAATACGGTAAAGAGTTTAGAAATAGTACATCTCACCCACAAGGAACTTCAACATTAGTTACTGACGGCAATGGTAAGATAGAGGGTTCTTTATTCATTCCTTGTCAAGAAGGTGAAGAAGGTATAAAGTTCAAGACAGGTGCGCGTGAGTTTAAGTTACTTGATATAAGTTCAAACAACAATAACTTGGCAACAAGTATTGCAACATTCAACTATCTTGCTAATGGTGCATTACCAACAAAACAATCAACTCGTCCTTCATGTATTGCACCTACAATTAAAGGAAGACGAAGAGACCCTATTGCACAATCTTTCAAGGTACTTGAACCTACAGGAATATTTGTTACTAAGGTAGAATGTTTCTTCAAGACTAAAGACGCAAGTCTTCCTGTTGAGATGCAAATAAGACCTATAGTAAATGGTGCACCATCTTCAACAGAGATTGTTGCTAATGCAAGTAAGTTTGTGCTTCCTGCAAGTGTTGCATTACCCGCAGGACAAACTTCTGCAGAGGTACTTGCCGCACCGACAATATTTGAGTTTGATGAACCTATTTTCTTGAATCCAGATACAGAGTATGCTATTGTTCTTCTCGCAGGAACAACAGATTACAATGTATATGTTGCAGAGACATATGCCTTTGAACTTGGTTCAACAGAAGCAAAAGTAAGTAGACAACCTGCTCAAGGTTCATTATTTAAGTCATCGAATGGTTCTACATGGGAACCAGACCAAACAAAAGATTTGATGTTTAGAATATACAAAGCATCATTTGATACTTCGGGCGGTAGTGCTGTATTTGAAAACACAGATATTCAAAATGACTTACTTATAAGTAATGGTTTTTATGGAGACAGTGCAGATGCAACAGTTACTGCTCTCTTACCAAATCATGGTTTCTCTGTAAATGATAAAGTTAATATAGCAGGTCTTACTGCCGCGACACGATACAACGGCATATTGGGTTCATCTATAAATGGTGAAAACACGGTTACTGCAGTAGATGGATTTGGATTTACCTTTGAAGCAGATAGTGCATCAACTTCTGCAGGAGTGTTTGGTGGAGCAACCGTAAAGGTTGACAAGCAAATTAACTTTGATGGTGTCATACCTAACTTCAGTACTCTTATTCCAGACGAAACAAGTATATCATTTGGTGCGAAGTTTACTACAGGTAAATCTCTTGCAGGAGGTGAAACAAAATATCAGAAAGATACTACATATACAAATGATATTAGTGTTGGAGAAGAGAACTACTTTATTAAACCTAAGTTGATTGCTAACTCAACAAATGAAACTGCACAACTTGGTTCGGGTGTTCGTTCCACAACTTGGAAAGTTGACTTGAGTACAACTCGTGCAGATGTATCACCTATCGTAGATACTCAGAGAGTTTCCTTGATAACACTTAGTAATATGATTGATAATCAAGTGGCAAGTTCACCTACTGCGGGTGAAGAAAATGTTCCTCTAAACTATGTTGCAGAGACTACTGCCTTTGGTGGTTCTTCTCTTGCAAAACATATAACTTCAGTACAAGTATTAGCAGAAACTGCGGTTGGACTGAAAGTAATAGTTGGTGCATTAAGACCTAGTGGTTCAAACTTTGACTTATATTTCAGAACCGCAAACGATGGTGAAGATATACTTGAGAAAACTTGGACACTTCAGACACAAGAACAATCTGTTCCTGCTGACAACAGAAACTTCCGTGAGTATCGTTTCTTAATCGGTGGACAGGGCGGGGATGTTGCTGAGTTCACCCAGTATCAATATAAGATTGTAATGCGTAGTAATAACTCTTCTGCGGTTCCATTATTCAGAGACTTCAGGTCTATTGCAATGGCAGTATAATGAAATCTAACTTAGTAATGGTAGAAAATAATTCAGGACTTGCTCGTGATGTGAGAACAGGTGGGATTATAAACATAAATAAAGAAGAGATACAAACTGCTCGTGAGAGAAAGAAACGAAGAAAACAAAAGGAAAACGAGTTCGAACAACTCAAGACAGATGTCTCTGAGATGAAACAACTCTTAAACACTATAATAGAGAAACTATAAT